GTAGTTGAAATATCATATATTAGAACTGAAGGTTCTAGTGGAAATGGTGTAAGAGATTTCACGTTTGCAGGTAAATTGATTGATCAAAATGGTGCGACACTTCAAAACTTTACACCCATCCTAAACGTCAATGAACCCTCTGATAATGGTGATGAGATAGAATCCTTGCAGAGTGTAAAATACTACGCTCCAAGGCGATATGCGTCGCAGCATAGAGCAGTTACTGCTTCTGACTATGAAGCGATAGTGCCAACTGTATTTGCTAATATTGAATCAGTGAGTGCGTATGGAGGGGAGGACTTAGATCCACCTCAATATGGTAGAGTCTTTATTGCAGCAAAACCTAGAAATGGTAATTTCCTTTCTGATTTCACAAAGAAACAAATACTATCTTCTTTGAAAAGTTATTCAGTTGCTGGAATTGTTCCAGAATTTATTGACCTCAAGTTCTTATTTGTTGAGATTGACAGCACAGTTTACTACAATGCAAACTTCATTGGAGATCCAGATAACTTAAAAACTGAGGTTGTGAATGCAATATCATCTTTTGCAGGTGGAACTGAGTTGAATAAGTTTGGTGGTAGATTCAAGTATAGTAAAATATTATCATTGATAGACAGTGTGAATACATCTATTACATCAAACATCACCACTGTAAGGATACGTAGAAATCTTAATGCAAGCATCAATCAGTTTGCTCAGTATGAATTATGTTTTGATAATGAGTTTTATTGTCCTAACACAAGTTATAATATAAAGTCCACTGGTTTCTCTATATCAGGTAATGTGGGCACAGTTTACATCACAGATGAAAAAGTTGCTGGTTCAAATATCGGAAAATTAGTTTTATTCCAAATCGTATCAGATGCAGACATAAAGATTCTTTCAAAATCATTTGGTACAGTTGATTATAAGAAGGGAGAAATCATTATAGATACTGTGAATATAACATCTACTGTTCAACCAGATAATATTATTGAGGTACAAGCAATACCCCAATCTAATGATGTGTTGGCAAGGAAAGAGTTATACTTACAACTTGACATTGGTAAAAGTAATTTCTTCATGAGGCAAGATTCTATTGCTTCAGGTGCAAATACATCAGGAACAAGATTCGATGTACAATCAAGTTACTCAAATGGATCTAAGGTAAGAGGTGCTATCATATCAAGCACATCTAGTACAACACAACTTGTGGGATATGTTGATGGACAACCATACTTCGGACCTTTCCATCAAATGAACAACGGTCAGAAGATGACAGGAGCGTCACACTCTGATTCTAGTAAGATTATTTCATCCACACCTACACAAGTATCATCTGGTGCAGGTTCATCAGGATCAACTACATCATCAACCACATCATCAACAACATCAACATCATCATCAACATCATCCTCAAGCAGTAGTGGCGGATACTAATGATTGAAACATCAATAAACAAAGTCAAAATACATGAGGTAGTTCAGGGTCAAATACCTGAATACATCGCATCCGAAAATCCAAACTTTGAAAATTTCTTAGAGCAGTATTATATCTCTCAAGAATTTCAAGGGGGAACGATAGATATCGCAGATAATATAGTAGAATATAAAAGTTTAGATTTTTTAAACAACGAAACTCTAACAGGATTTACATCACTGACAAGTGCAGTATCTAAGGTTGATAAAACTTTATTTGTTGAGTCTACTAATGGTTGGCCAAGCACGTATGGTTTATTGAAGATAGGTAATGAGATAATAACTTACACAGGAATTGGCACCACAACATTTACAGGATGTATTCGTGGATTTAGTGGTATTGAAAATAATAGTAAAACAAATCAACCAGATAGTCTTACCTTTACAGCGTCAGGTATAACAACACATGCTAACGAATCTCGTGTTGAAAATCTAAGTAATAAATTTTTAGATGAATTTTTAAAGAAACTAAAAAAACAAGTATTGCCTGGTTTTTCAGAGAGAAAACTAAGCAGTAGACTGAATGAACCAAATTTTATAAGACAGTCAACTGATTTCTACAAATCAAAAGGAACTGAGGAGTCATTCAAAATATTATTTGGTGGGTTATACGGTGAAAATGTTGAAATGATACAACCCGCTAAATTCATGGTAAGACCATCTGATGCGGATTGGGTTGTCGCAGATGTTTTATTATGTGACGTAATAAGCGGTGATCCACTAAAAATAGAAGGAGAGACTCTTACCCAAGGCGGTGCAAGCGGATCAATATACAAAATAGAGAAATCACTTATCAATGGTAAAGACTATTATCAGATAGGAATATCAAAAGGAACGCAAGTTGGTGCTTTTGTTCAAACAAACAAAACTTTTGTCACCAAAGAAGTGGGTGCAAACACCACAGTAATTAATGTAGATAGCACTATAGGGTTTCCACAAAGCGGATTTTTGACGGTTGACTCAACAGTTTTAGAATATTCAGGAAAAAATTATACGCAATTTGTAGGTGTTGATACCAATTCATCTTCAGTATCAATTGGTTCTACTATCACAAATGGTACAGATGCGATATCATATGAGAATGGCGACCTCGCAACAGAAGTAAGATTGAATATACTGGGTGTTATCAATAAGTTTAACGGGATTGCAAGAACACAGCAAACTGGAAGTTCAATCAATGTAAATACATTAGGTATAGAACAATCAGATAAAAGATGGACTACATGGATTGGTAATACTGCAGCAAGGTATGAGATTGATACGTTTTCTCAAATTTCTCCAAATAACTATAGCGTATTGCTAACAAATGATCATGCACTTTATAAAGGTGACACAATTGATATCATTGATGTTGATGGTAATATAATACAGGGTAGTATTACTGGCACACCACTATCTAACACAATACGTCTAAACGCACCTAACGTTGATGTAACAAAAAAATATTTTATAAGAAGACAACTAAAAACTGATGGTGATGATGTTGTAGATGTACAAAATTCTTACTCAAAAGGTCTTGAGGTATTTGTAGCATCAAATAGTTTACCTCATTGGAATAAATCTCCTAAAAAAAGAATAAGAACATTTGATACAGCAGGTGTAACAACAAGCACAAGTCAATTTACAGTAAATGATCATAACTATAATGATGGTGAATTGGTATTCTATACATCATCAACTGTCAAACTCAGCAATCTTTTAGAGAATCAACCATATTATGTAAAGAAGATTGATCAAAATACTCTTGCCCTTGCGTACACACCCGAAAACGTACGTAGAGGACAGTTTATTACATCTATTGATGGATCTGACCTATCAGGAATAACAACTCACTTTCTGACTCCTCAGATGGTTTATAATAGTGAGATAGGAGGACAGAGATTACTTCGTAAATTCCCAGTACCAGAATACAGCACGACTAAAGTAAAAACAGTACAGGGTGGAATTGGATTATTTGCAAATGGTGTAGAAATATACTCATATAAATCCACAGACAAAGTTTATTTTGGTTCATTAAAAACTGTAGAAGTCCTAAACAATGGTTCTGGATATGACGTAATAAACAGACCACAATTATCTGTTACGCAAACAGGTCACAGTGGTGTAGGTGCCTCTGTTATTTCTCAAGTCTCAGGAACTATCACTGACATCCTTGTTGACACTGAGGGTGTAGATTATCAAGAAGATCCCAACGTTACTATTGTTGGTGGTAATCATAATGGTGCAGTTCTAAGACCAAAAATGAAACTGACTCCACAAGTAGTTTCATTTGACTCTACTTCGACAGGAGGAGTTGTCAATACCTCATTGAATAAATTCCAATTCAAAGAACCTCATGGATTTAAGAATGGTGAAGAGGTAATATACAATACAAACAATACAGACGCTATTGGTATTGGCACAACACCTGGTAAATTAATTGACAAATCATCTTATTTTGTAATCAATAATAATGTTCAAGAAATACAATTAACAGATAATGTAATAGATGCATTACAGGGTGTCAATCCAATACCTATCACAGGTAGTGGTGGTGGTGTCCACTCTTTGACTACCAAAAATCAAAGAAGAAAAGTTGATAAAATTCTTGTTGAGAGAAATGCAAAGTTTTTCAATAGAAAAGTATCAACAATAACAGGTATAAACACTTATACAGATACAATCAATATCGATAATCATGGATTCAATTCAGGTGAGATTGTAAAATATAGTCAGGGTGCAGGTAATATTGGTGGATTGACAGATGGTACTCAATACTTTATTATAAAAATATCTGACAACTCTTTCAGAGTATCAATATCAACAAGTCTTACCGATCATGTCAATCTTACATCTACAGGTAGCGGAGAACAAGTTTTTCAGGATCCTCCTATTGGAGTTCTCATCGACGGAAGACAAGGAATTACCACAGCAAACGCAACCGCTACACCCGTCATTAGAGGAAGCATTGACGCAGTTTATGTCGATAGAAATGGTTCTGAGTACGGTTCTACGGTTGTAAATGATAATTTCAAACCAAGCATAGACACTGAAGAAGGTAAGAATGCTTTCTTACAACCTTTTGTTGTCAATGGTCAAATTGATCAGATAATAATAAAACTTGGTGGATCATCATTCTTCAGTACACCTGATATTATTATCAGTGGAGATGGAGTAGGAGCAAAAGCAAAAGCAGTTGTATCTGGTGGTAAAATAATATCAATCACAATGATTGAAAAGGGAGCTGGATATACTCAACAAAAAACCACAGTAACTGCAAAAACACCAGGCTCAGGAGCAATATACTCTGCAAACTTAACAAACTGGACTGTAAACCAAGTATCAAGATTTGCTAAGTCAGGTGATATGTCACAGGATGATGGTTTTTATGAAACTGTCAAAGATACGGATTTAGGAAACCCATACATTAATTACTTTGTTCCAAGAAATCTTAGAACATTCTTTGGTGATGAAGGAGTTGAACACTCGTCAATATTAGGATACGCTTATGACGGTCATCCAATATACGGACCTTACGCTTTCAAAAATTCTGATGGAACAGGTGCACTCGCTTACTTACAATCAAGTTATAAACTTGTACAAAGAACAGATGGTCCTCCAACAACACAATATCCATTAGGTTTCTTTATTGAGGATTATTCATATGTACAGGGACTGGGCGATCTTGACGAGCATAACGGTAGATTTGCAGTTACTCCTGATTATCCAAATGGAATTTATGCATACTACACCACAGTCGAGAAATCAATTAATGGGAACACTAATAGTCCTTTCTTCTCTGTTAGAGAACCTCAATTCCCTTATGTCGTAGGAGATAGTTATAATTCAAAATATGAGGAGTTCAATGCTGCACTTTCATCTAATCAAGATCTTGATCCAACATCATTAGATTTAGTAAGAAATACAACTCCTCACAAAACTAGAACATACGAATTTATTTCAAATTCAAATAAAAACACAAGAGAAACAAGTAGAATTGTCTCAGTAAAATCAGGTGCTGTTGAAGGAATAGAGATTGTAAGATCAGGTGAATCATATAATGTCGGTGATAAACTTACATTTGATAATACAGATACAAAAGGTTTTGGTGCCCTTGGTGAAGTAAGTGAAGTTATCGGACCTGACCTTGCCACCTCAGACACACTGGTATCAGTAATTACAACAAGGTCTGGTGTGAAGTTTACTTCTGATGGGCAAACTGCAACAGGTATATGGACAGGTGCTCATGGAATACCCGACAATTCACTTATAAAAATACTAGGTGCGACTGACACATTTAATGGAAGACATCAAATAGATGTCAAAAAAGTAAGTTCAGGTTTGGGAACTGTAATACTCTCAGTTGGTCTTACCACCAGTGTAAGATTGGAGGATGATGTAAATAAATTCAAGATCAATGATATAGTAAAAATAAATGCAGAAGAATTTAAGATATTTCAAATCAATAGACTAAAGAATGAGATAAACCTAATAAGAGCACAAAATGGTACAACTGCAGTTGCTCACACCTTTGGATCATCTGTTGTCAGATTAGAGAAAGAATTTACATTTACTCCTAAAAATGATAAGTTAGTATCAGGCGAGGTAGCACAATATTTTAGAGATGGGGACGTTGGAGCAGGTCTTACATTCGGTGTCGGTATAACTTCGTCTGTAACTACAGAAAATTTTGGAACAATTGATATACCCACTAGAACCATCTTCCTACCAAGGCATCCCTTTAGAGATGGAGAGAAAGTAAGATATTCACCTGGCACAGGTTCATCGATTACATATCAGACGGATGCGATGAAACGCACAGCTGGTGGATTTAAACGTCCTTTACCACCTGACGTTTTCATAAAGGTAATTGATAATAAAAAGATTGGAATTGTTACTACTCAATCGGGTATTGGTTCAGAAATACAGCAAGTTATGTTTGAAGATGCCACAGGGATTGGTAACACACACTCATT